TGGCCATCCAATAGACAGCATCAGGAGCATTTATAGCACCATTTGGTGATATTAATCCTACGTTTTCGTTAATTAAATTTACTCCAAAAGTAAAAGGTGCGCCTACAAACTGCATGCTATATAAAGCAGTATCAGTCCATATTAGTATTTCTTGTCTTGATCGCAAGCCACCAACTATTTGAGATCCCGCTGATAGTCTTAGCGATCCTGCTGTATTTGTAGAAGTTGGCTCCCATTCAGTAACACTTTCTTGATCAGAAAAAGCTATTAACAAAGGGTCTATAGCTCCAGATCTAGAGCTACCTGATATTGGATCTGCACCTAAAACAATAACATGACGATCAATATCACTAACTAATACTTGTAATCCTTTTGTGGGTGCTAGGTTTGCACCTGACAAAGATGTAATATTTACAGCTGCGGTTGAAAGTCCATTGCTTTCATCCCATAAATAAATACCTCCGGCTCTAGGATTAATTACTAAGTCTTCTCCGAAAGCATCATGTGACCACAGTCTTAATTGATTAGTTTCTCCAATTGGTGAACTAGATCCCCAAGTACCAGCACCCCAAGTGTCTACACCCCAACCAGTAGCAGGTACGTATACATCTAATCCAACATTAATTTGATACACACCATCCACGCCTGATCCGCCAGTACCACTTTCATCACTAGCGTTTGCTGTTACTGTACTTCCAGAAGTATCTTTAGCTGTTATTTCGTATGTATTTGAGCCTGTAACTCTATCTATCGTGTACTCTTGATTTAATACAGCAGCAGTTACGTTGCCACCTAAACTTACAGCACCACTAATAGTTACGGTATCGTTTGCTATTGCACCATGACTTGCATCAGTTACAGTAAGAGTAGACGAACCGTCTGTCGCTGCAAAGGTAATAGAGTTGGTGCTTGTTTTCCTTATTGGTGTTACATCAAATATACTATTTCCTCTTTGAATATAATATTTTGTTGTTGTGCCTAGCCCTAAATACTTTGAGGCATCAAGAGCAACCCAAGCAGTTATAGCTCTACCTGTACCAGCGTAGGACGAATCAAATGTTTTTTCCCATCCACCAACTTTTTCTGGTAAACCTTTTCTAAATCTAACTAAATTACCATCAGCCCAGCCACCTTCATCCATGAGTTCAGTTAACTCTTTGTTGATACCGGGATTAAATAGTATTTTACTTACAGCCATTCTTCTCCTGCAAACATTTTAGCTTCAGCTTCTCTTCTTTTAATCAAACCATCAAGAACTTCGCCACCCGCTTTGTTCCAGCGTTTTATTTCTTGTGGAACGTCTGCGTATTTTTCTTCATTTAACACTCTAAGCATGGTGCTGTTTTTTAAGTTTGTAGGTCCCAAGTTATACACCCAAGAACAAAGTGAATCAAATTGATTTTGGTTTAAAGGCACTTCAACAAAGTCATTGATGTAGCTTTCATACTCTATCATTTCTTCTTGCAACAAATAATCAGCTTCTTCTTTGTTTATTTTGTCACCTTCTTTCACATCTTTGGTATGGCCGTATCCTATAGTCCAAACTCCAGCCGGACACAAATATGCTTCAAGCTCGCATCCCTCAAACTTTTTAATTAACGATAATCCTTCTTTAGATATATTCATATTACCCCCATTTTTTAGTTTTAGTGCCACCCCAATATTCAACTGCGTGACCCTCTTTAATAAGTTTTGCACAAATATCTTCACCATCTTGAGTATAAGGTATCCCCAGGATCCTACCGTACTTGCCTTTACCAAGTGATTTAACTTTAAATGTGCCAACGCAAAGTTCTTTTAGTCTTTCTTTGGCTTTTAATCCTAGAGCTTTTTCAGTTAAATTTCTAGTACGACTTTCTGGAGTGTCAATGCCAGCTAATCTAACTCGTTGTTTGTGTAATTTAACATCAAATCCCAAATCAAGTATGCAATCAAATGTATCTCCATCTACAACACGATCTAAAGTTGCTCTATAAACAAATTCATCAGGCGAGCTACTCATTTTCAATTTCCTGTGGTTTGTCTAACTCTCTGTAGTATTTAATGATGGCAAGTATATCTTTTGTGTACCTAGTTATCTCTGCCATATCCATAGATAGATTTTCATATTCTCTAGCTGACAAAGAATAAAAGGCTCTTGGTGGTGCGTTTCCTGCTGATAAACTATCTAAATATTCTTGCATTGTTGTAGGTGTCATTACCTCCCAATCCACGTTAGTTAAACTCATTGGATAAGGCAAAGGTGGATGATAGATAGGTGATCTTTCAGCTATGGTTTTGACCTGGACAGGCTTGACGGCCTGTTGAAATGTAGAACAACTTGTTAGCAAAATTGACAAACTAATTAGTGCTAGGTTTTTCATCTGATTTTTCCGGGTTACTTAATCTTTCTAATTCAGCTATAACTCTAGCTGAACCTCTATTTATCCTTCTTTGCATATCTTCTGGATTGGCTAAAGCAGATTCGTCTAGGTCTAAGTTTGCAAATGTTTTTCGTAATTTGTTTACATTTTCCATAGCCTTTTTATTTTCTGCGGCTAGTGTATTCATTTGTTGTTGTTGTTGTTTTGCTTGTTCTAAATGTTTTTCTATTGCATCATTTTGTTTTTGTATCTCTGTTTCTAAAATTAATTGATTTCCCTTAAGGGTGCTGATCTGATCCGCCTGATAATCTATATACCAAGCCGATCCAGCAATTGATACTACTAACAATCCGCCTAATATTATTGATAGTTTTATTCCCATGTATATATATTTAAAGGTTTACTTATACCTTTTACCTCTATTGGTTTTAATGATTTTAGCTCAAAACCACAATTTTTTGCAGTCTCCTCTGCAATAATTAAATTTTTGCCTACAGTCTTACAACTAGATTCGCACCTTGCTGCAATGTTTACAGCAGAACCGATAGCTGTGTAGTCAAATCTAGTAGACGACCCACAGTTTCCAATTACAGCCTCCCCGGTATTGATTCCTACGCCTATTTCAACGCCAATACTAGAAGAATTAAAAGCATCTTGTATTTCTTTAGCACACATAACAGCTGCTCGTTCATGATTATCTAAGTCTATAGGTGCATTAAATATAGCCATCATGGCATCGCCTATATACTTATCCACCATGCCTCCATGTTTTTTAACTGCATCAGATTGTATAGTCAAAGCCATATTCATAATTGCAGTTACATTCTCAGGATCCATGTATTCGCTCATTGCAGTAAACCCTCTTACGTCAGTAAATAAAAATGTGCATCTTTTTTTCTCACCGCCTAACTTCAACAATCCAGGATCTTTTTGCAAAGCTTTGACCTGTCGTGGATCTAAATAATGTTCAAACTGCTTCTTTATTTGCTGTCTTAACTTATATTGTTCTCTGAAACGTATATAGAAAGCTACTGTAGCTGTAATAAATTGTGACACTAAAGCCCAAGTAACATCTACTAAAATACCTTTTTGTATCGTGGTAACTCCATAAAAAGCTGTAGATACAAACACTAGAGCAAAGAATGACACCCCCCATGTAATACCAAAAACATTTAATACAAGCCAAACGAAAACTAATGAAAACAAAAATATTAGTAATTCCAAAGCTAATGCATAGTCAGGTATATAAGGACTATCTTGTATAAGTATAGATTCAGCTAGAGCTGCTTGTATTTTATGTGGTTCTAACAGACCTACTGGTGTGGCAAGTTGGGGCATAATACCTTTTGCAGTAAATCCAACAAAAACAAACCTATTTTCTACATCCATCTCTGCTAAAGATGTTTCACGTGGAACGACCCAAGAAATCCATTTACGACCTAGACTGTCTGTTTTTACCGGGGGTAATCCTTTTACTCTAACTTCTTCTACACCATTATCATTGGTTTTTATAACGTAGGTATCTGCTCCAGCCAAAACTTTGAGAACTTCTGTGCCGTATGAAGATACCCAACCATCAGGAGTACGCATAAGTAAAGGTAGTCTACGGATTAAATTATCGGCATCTGTCCGAGCAACTGCTATACCTTGACTAGCATTGTATTTTAAAACGTCTATATTTTGTATTACACCTGTTGCCATCATGCCACCAGTATCTTCTGGTCCCAAAATAACAGTACCAGATGTAGGCGGATATTCACCTTCTCCTTCAAACATAGCCAAAACACTTGGAGAAAACTGCAAGGCTTCAGTAAACTCAAAGTCACCACCAAACCTATCAGGTTGTGGAAAAGCCATAACCCAACCTACACCCATAGCTCCTTGTCTTAACAAATTGATGTGTATTTGAGCTAATGTTTGTCTTGATAAAGGATAACCACCTTCATTAGCTATATCCTCTTCTGTAATATTTAAAACTACGAAATTGCCTGATTCTTGTTTCTCTTGTATAAAACTATCAAAAGTTTTTAATTTTAATATTTCGTAAGCTATGGGTTGAAAATAATAAACAGAACCTAGCGATATAAATAAACTTAAAAATATAATAGTTTTTTTCATCCAGACCCTTGTTTGATTGTTATAGTGGTTGAAGAACCACCATTTACTTTCACTGTATTTGATACTCCATCTTGTACTAAGATAATAGTATAGCTTTGAGAACCGTCTAATGACAGCCTTGCACTTTGGTTTACGGATCTGATCATACTTATGTTTTGGCCTGATACTATAGTTGTAATCTGTGTGTCTTTGTCCTGACCTATATCTGTACCAGTAATACGTATACCTACGCCACCCTGCTTGAGTTGATCCTCTTCTTTAGATATTGCTAAAGCATCTATAACATTAAGTAAATCCTCAAGAAAGTTTACGTCTAAATAATTTATATCTAGTTCAGTAAATTCAAAATCAGCCTCTGTATCAAGAAAATCTTCGTTCAAAAAGTCAATATCAAGATCATCAAAATCTAGATAATCGACTGTGGTTCTTGATTGTGTTGCTTCTACTTGCTGTTCTGTTTCTTGTGGTGGATTAACAATCAACATGTTATCAATTAAATCTAGTGATATATCTAAAGTTACGGGTTTAGTAGGATTGTTCTCATACACAGATACAGTAGTTGCTTGATATGGTTTGTTTAAAGTTACGCTACCGGACGCTGTTGATACCAGGATCTCACCACTAGATATACCATTTTCATCTGGCAGTAAAATAACCAACGATCTACCGAGTTCATCCACTGTGCATGTAAAATCTGTACCTCTAATAGCAATATCTGCCGTTGGTGTTTTAATAAATATTCTGCTTTTATTATTAAATTTGCCCGTAATAAATCGTGCTGTGCCACTAGCAAACTTTAAAGCCATCTTTGATTTAGAAGGGTCAGGGTCATAGATATACTCATCTATAACTAACTTAGAATGTTCTGTAAGTTTTACTGTTGAACTATCTTCAAATGTTATAGCAACTCTGCCCGCCTCTGTGCGAACATCGTCCATTTGTTGTATGTCAAAGTCTAATTCAGCTCCATAAGGCTTATCTCGTAGAACTTGAGCGTTGCCTCTAAGTTCAGATATAGACCCTATTTCAGCAGACGAATGAAGTAGTTGCGTCTGACTGAGTAACGCAAACAGTACCGTTAGAGCCAACAGATGTAATTTTAAGCCAATCATTATCTGATGTAGACTCCTGATCTATATTAAAAGTCCTTGTGCTTCCTGTGTGGTCTAAATAGAAATATCCACCAGCGTATCCATCACCATCATAGGTTATTGTATTATCACTGCCATCTATATCCATATAGTTTGTAGCACCATCGACATCAATACTAGATGTAATACTATTGCCTGAACCTTGTATTATCCAATCTAAATCTAAATTGGCTGCAAGTGCAGTCATAGCATGATTCAAAGTCATGGTGTTTGTATTTCCTGTAACCTGGACATTTACGTTAGATCCATCTGCACCTGTGGCATTTGTTTCATCTGTAGACATATTGAATGTGTTGGTATCACCTATAAAAGAAAAGTAACCTGTGTAGTTATCTGCCCATATATCACCAAGAAATTTATTAGTATTACCTTTTTGTAAAATATCCAAAGTCATGGTTGTACCATCTAAATCTAAAGGTGTCATATTAGATGAACCAGCCGTTGCATCAGCACCACCTATAATGTTACCGCTACCACCAACTTGCTCTATGTCTAGATTAGATGTTGCCCCGGACTGATCTATAAATATTTCATTGTCTGCACTAATTAAATGCAAAGATAAAATTAACAAACCAAACCCTATTACAATAGCTTTTAAAATTTCAAGAACTTGTTTTCCAGTATCCTTGTTCATATCCTTCCTTTATTGTTTGTAAAACAGCCGTCTCTACTGCCATTTGTAAGGCGATGTTTACAGACTCATTTTCTACTATACCGCTTTCAATTTCAACTAATTCAGTGTTGTTAGCATAAAATCTGAATATGTCATTTGATACAGATGCACTCAATATTGATTTGGTTACAAGAACTTCAATCAAAATTTTACCTGTAAGAACAGATACAGTTCGTAAGGATATAGTTACAGAATCTTGTCTATATTCTTTTGAACCTCCTACACCTAAATATCTTGCACCAGCTCCTCCAGATTTTACATTTGTTTCGTAACCCACAACACCACCTTCCATTAGTAAACCAGCAAAAATAAGAGGTTTAAGTTTTTGTTTTTCATCAAAACTTTCTCTAGCAGAACGAATTATTTGTCTTTCTTTAGTAAGATGATCTAGTCCTGTACGCTCTACAACATCAAATACACCTGAATGTTTTAAAGCTCTAATTAAATAAGCATCGGGTGATTGTGTTATTGCAGTGCTAAAACTAGCATATTGACTGTTAGATCTTCTTTGTCCTGTGTCATCTGTAAAAGAACTTGGATATACAGCTACTACAGGTTTACGTATGGGTTTAGGTGCTTCTGATAAGTTTGTAAGTAATACACCAACCTCTGCTGAATTAATACTTCTTATGGGTGGTATCCCGTTATCTAAAGGATCTACAAGTATTGCACAGCTAGAAAGTAAAAGAGCCGAGAGGTACAGTAATCTCTGTTGTATTGCCTTCTTCATCTGTAATTATTAATGTTACTTTGTCGTCCTCTACTCTATATTCTATGGTATTGCCTTCTAATTCTAAAATACCAAAATCAGATGCAGTCTCACCAAACAAACTATCAACCAATTGTCTACTAAGCTGTGCATATATTCTACTTTCTAAATTACGTATAAATCTAGCTAACGTGGTATTTTCAGCTTCACGTTCTAAATCTTCTTGATATGCTTTTATTTCTTCTCTTATGGCTTCTTTTCTGTTGAACTCTTGGTTCTCTATAGTCAGATAGTGACTAGATGTACCAACACCTGAAAAACTTGGATTTTTAAACTTGTGCGTCATTTCGTCAGCACTTAAGTAAGCAACAAACAACATAATGCTTAGAATGCTTAGAATAATAAAAATTTTATCCCATCTATCCATTACGTCTATCCTGTTGTTGTTTAATCAACTCTTCTAATTCCTTCTTGTTTTTTATTTTTTGGTTCTGCTGTTTCATCTCTCCCCTCGTTTTCTTTTATTTCTAAAACAGTATTAACCTTTTGTTGTAACCTTATCATGTCTTGATCTAGTAATCTTAATTGATCAGTTAAACGAATAATAGTTGCTTTCATTTCTTGAACAGAAGGATCTATCTTATTAGTTATTGTTTGCCAGACGAAGTAAACAAAGTAACCTAACCCAACTACCATGACAACAGGAAACCCAAAGTCTGTTATCAGTTGTG